CTTGAAGGCGTTATTATTGGAACTAACTGGGAAGTAGTAGTTACCGATGATGACGGATATAGTGCAAAATTCACTGGAGCAACTCCATTTAAAGCAGCGGACGTTAATGTAAGTACTTTTACGGCATATAATGAATTGACAGAAGAGCAAGTATTAGGATGGATAAAAAATCACGTTAGTGGTTCAAATACAGCAACAAATTATTGGGACCATATAATTGGTAGAATCCAAAAAGATATAGATGGTCAGCGAAATGTTGTACAAATCGTTGGAGAAACCGAATTACCTTGGTATACCGGGTCATTATCTGGTTCAGTAACGCCAGACCCATTATCCGGTCAGGCATTATATGCATCTCAAGCAGCTCAATAGGTTAATTTAAAAATAGTATATACCCAAAACACTTTAACTAATAAAATTGTGTTTTGGGTATTTTCATTATATTTATATGTGTATTGTTATACAAAAAATAATACCAACAATCAAAATCAAATCGGAGAAATAAAATGGCAGAAAGAATTGTATCACCTGGTGTATTCACAAGAGAAAATGACCTGTCCTTCTTAGCACAGGGAGTAGGTGAAATTGGTGGCGCATTTATAGGACCTTTCAAACAAGGACCTGTATATGTACCAACTGTAGTAAGAACTCAATCAGAGTTTGAAACTATTTTTGGAACACCTGATGGGACCTATTATACTGAATACGCAGTACAAAATTATTTAAGAGAAGCAGGTTCAGCAACAATCGTAAGAGTTGGTGGAATCGGTGGATATTTACAAACCGCACCAATTGCAATTAAAGCATCTGGTTCGTTTGGAGAAAAAATCGTTGCAACTCTACATTCAACAAGAGTTGGTGATGAAGGAGTAGGATTCCCATCATCGGTTTTAACTAGCGATGGTAGAGCGGCATTCTCTGGTTCTTTCTTACTTTCTGGTTCTGGTATAGGTTTGGTTTCTGCATCTGTATTACCATCATCTCAAAATGATATTAGAGATGTATTTGGTGAATCTCCATTTGGTTCTAAACATGCATATTCATACACTTATTTTGAAAATGTAGCAAGTGAGTACGATACCGATGGTGGTGGTGCACAAGGAGTTGTGATTAGTGTGGTACAATTACCAACACAAGATTTTGCATACGATGCAACAACAGCAACTACTCCTTGGATATTATCACAAAAAGATAACAACGATTTAAGATATGAACTTTTCCGTTTCCATACGATTGGACATGGTAATCTTTATAATAGAAAATATAAAATTGGAATTTCAAATGTAAGAGCAGCTGGTGAAGATGGTTCAACTGATTATGCTGTATTCTCTGTAACGCTTAGAACATATGGCGATACCGATAAGAGAAAGAGTGTAATGGAAACATGGAATAATGTAAACCTTGACCCATCATCTCCTAGATATATTGCTAGAGTAATCGGTGACAGATATTTTGAAACTGATGCAAATGGTAAAATTACTGAATTCGGTGATTATTCAAACAAATCACTTCATATAAGAGTTGAAGTTGCTAAAGAAGGTTCATTCCCAATTTCAGCAGCACCATTTGGACACAAAGCATATGAATTACCAATTAAAACTACTGCAAGTGATAGTTTAATCCCAGCAGTTGTTTTCCAAACCGGTTCTGCTAATAACACATCTTCATCTCCACTTTATTTTGCTGGATTTGATTATGAAACAACTGGAGTTGTTATTGATAACCAACAATATTTAAAACCAATTCCTGACGGAGCAACAACTGGTGCAAACACACTATTTGCATTCGATTCTCAATTGACTTATAAAATGACCGGTTCAGCCGCTGTTGATATGGTTAAAAGACAATTCTTGGTAGCATTCCAAGGAGGGTTTGATGGTGTTAATCCAACAATTCCTATCGCTAAAGCTGGTGATAAAGATTTAAATAATGTTGATATATGGGGAGCGGCTAACAATCAAGGATTTAACTGTGGAACATCCACCGCATCTGGTTCGGTAGGATATACTAAAGCAATCAACGCTTTATCAAACCCTGATGAATATGATATCAATTTAGTGGCAGCACCTGGTATTAATAGAGAATTACATCCAGCAATCACACAAAGAATTATCGATATGTGTGAAGATAGACAAGATTGTTTCTATATCGCTGACTTTACTGATTACGATTCTGACATTACAACTGCAACTGAACAAGCAAACGCAGTTGATTCAAACTACGCAGCTTGTTACTATCCTTGGTTAAAAACAATTGATGTTAATACCAATAAGATGACAACTGTTCCACCATCAGTATTATTACCTGCAGTATTTGCAAGTAGTGATAGATTATCGGCAGAATGGTTTGCACCTGCTGGTTTAAATAGAGGTGGTATCATCGGTGCTGTGAGTGTATTAAATAGACTTACACACGCTGAAAGAGATACTCTATATGAGAACAAAGTAAACCCAATCGCTTCTTTCCCTGGTCAAGGTATTGTAGCATTCGGACAAAAAACATTGCAAGATAAAGCATCGGCATTAGATAGAATCAACGTAAGAAGATTATTGATTGCTGTGAAGAAATTTATTGCATCTACATCTAGATATTTAGTATTTGAACAAAATACTTCTGAAACGAGAAGCAGATTTATCAATACTGTAACTCCTTATTTGGAATCAATTCAACAAAGACAAGGCTTATACGCTTTCAACGTTGTAATGGATGACACAAATAATACACCAGATGTAATTGATAGAAACATATTAGCGGGAGCTATCTTCCTCCAACCAACAAAGACAGCGGAATTTATTGTAATAGATTTCAACATCTTACCAACTGGAGCAAGTTTCTCAGCATAATATGGGAAAGAAATAAATTGAATATTTATTAATATAAATTAAAAGGAAAGAAAAATGGCAGATGATTTAATATTATCGTATGATAAAATGACTTTCGCTCAGTTTGAGCCAAAGATGAAGAATCGTTACTATATGGAAATGGCAGATACTGGCATTCCAGCATATATGGTAAAGGCGGCAAATAGACCAGAAATTCAGTTTCAAACTGTAAAGATTGACCACATTAACGTTTATAGAAAACTAAAAGGTAAAGGTGAGTGGCAAGATTTAACTATTACACTTTATGACCCAATTGTTCCATCAGCGGCACAATATGTAATGGAGTGGGTACGTTTATCTCATGAATCTATTACCGGTAGAGATGGATACGCTGAATTCTATAAGAAAAATCTTAACTTTTATATGTTAGGACCTGTTGGTGATAAGATTGAAAAATGGACTATTATGGGTGCATTCATTTCAAGAGCTGCGTTTGGTGAACTTGATTTCTCAAGCGAAAACGAACCTGCAACGATAGAATTAACTCTTACATACGATTACGCTATATTAGAGTACTAATAATACATTTAGATATAACAAAAGGGATACTCAAAAGGTATCCCTTTTTTTATTTCAAATTTTTTAAATTTATGTATTTATATATACAAACAAAATAAAACACAAAGTTATGAGTGAAAAGCAATTTGATTTTCCAACACAGGTACTTGAGCTTCCATCTAAAGGAAAACTTTACCCAAAAAACAATCCATTATCCTCTGGTAATATTACAATAAAGTATATGACGGCAAAGGAAGAGGATATTCTTTCATCTGCAAACTTAATTAAAAAAGGTATTGTTTTAGATAAACTTTTTGAATCAATTATAGTAGATGATGTTAATATTGATGATATCTTAATCGGTGATAAAAACGCAATTGTTCTTGCAACAAGACTTTTGGGATATGGACCAAATTACAAAATATCGTTTTATTCTAACAAACTCGGTAAAACTATTGAAGCAACTGTAGATTTATCTGAAATTAGAACAAAAGATATTGATGTATCAGATATTGCAAATATTAATGAATTTCAATTTGAAACACCGGTTGGTAAAAATAAATTAACATTTAAGTTACTTACACATGGTGATGAAAGAGCAATTGATAAAGATATCCAAGCATTAGAAAAAATAAATAAGGATACTTCATTTGAAATTACAACACGATTGAGATATATGATTAAATCGGTTGATGGTAATACAGATCTTGGTAGAATTAATAAATTTATCAACAATGAATTTTTAGCTAGAGATAGTAAAGCATTCAGAGATTATGTTAAGAAAGTTTCACCTGATATGAACATGGTATTTAAATATACACATGAAGATGGTGAGGTGGAGGAGGCGCCTATTCCAATTGGAGTAGGGTTTTTTTGGCCTTCCGAGGAATCATAGTGTTCATCTACATACTCAAATATTTGAAATGGTTGAATATAGTAACGGATTTACAATCATGGAACTATACAAAATGCCAACGTATTTAAGGATGTTTTACTATGAAAAATTAGTTGAATCTAAAAAGAAAGAAGCAGAAGATGTTAAACAGGCTCAAAAAGGTAATACATCTTCAAAAGTTAGGATTAAAAGATAGTCCTAACTTTTTCTTTTAATAGATATTTATAGTTTGAATAAGTGTAAATAAACATAAAATGGCAAAAAAATATAAAATATCAGAAAACAACCTATCGGAATTTTGGGGGTTGTTTCGTAGTAACAAAACACCTGAAAAACTTCAAACCATTGTAAACAATGACCCGGTGTTACAAAAGTTACAATCTGATTTAAGAAAGATACACGATAAAGCCGCTGATTATTTGGATAAAGTAAAGAAAGATGAGCCGGATATTTATCAGTATTTGCAAAAACATGGGTTCGTAAAATAAAATTTTTGTAAATGGCAGATGTAAGAAGTTTATCCGCTCAAGAGCTAGAAAGACAAAATCAATTACTCAAAGAGCGAGAGCAGATTGAACAGCGAATAGAAGAGCGAAATAAAAGAATGGCTGTTGCTGGTCATGAAGAAATCAAGCGTCTCAAAAAAAGAAATGAAGAAGACAAAACTCATGGTAAAAATTTAGACGAACAATTAAAAAGTTTAAAAGAGGTTGAAGATAAAGCAAGCGATTATGTAAAGTTTTGGGCAGATGCGGCAGAAAAGCAAGAAGATTTTTGGGAAACCTCAAATGATTTTGCATCATCATTTGCAAAAATGACACCAAAAGTAAAAGAGCTTTTAACAGATTCTAATAATGGTGGTAATCAATTTGCAGCAATAACGGCTAGAATATTAAGTCTTAAAAAGCAGGAAATAAATGCATCCGGAGACGAATTAGAATCGCTGCAGGAAAGAAGAAAAGCATTAGAAGGTATAAGAAGTACACAGGTAGATGCGGCTGAAGGGTTAGCAACCGAAAGAGAAAATGTGTTTGGTATAACTGATGCACAAAGAAGAAGACAAGAATTTCAAGCATCTATTATAGGAATGAATGAGGAAGATAGAAAGTTATCAGAACAAATATTCCAATCAAACGAAAATTTAATAAAACAATCGGAACGATTAGTTGAATTACAAAAGCAACAGGATGGATTAGTACAGCAATTACCGGAAGGATTACAATCCGCTTTAACTGTTGTAAAGGATATGATAAAAGGGATTGCAGCGGGATTGGGTCCAATTGTAATAATGGGTGCATTATTTGCAGCCGCATTATCATCGTTTACTGAAATACAAGAAGCAAGTAAGAAGTTTAGAGAAGAAACTGGTTTAACAAATTCTCAAACAAAGCAAATTCAAAAAGATGCACATAGTATTGGAGTTGATTTTGCTAAATTAGGTGTGGATGCTGGAGTTGCATATGATAGTATTGCGGCATTTAAAAGTGAATTTGGTGATACAGTTCCAGTATCAAAAGCAGTAGCGGCCAACGTATCTGTATTAAACAAAAACTTTGGAGTTGCACAAAAAGATGCGGCAGCCGTTAATATGATTTTTCAAAGTATGGCTGGCTTATCTGCCGAAACTGCACAAGGAGTTTCACAGCAAGTAGCTGATATGGCTAAGTTAGCTGGTGTTGCTCCATCGCAAGTGTTTAAAGATATAGCAGACTCGGCAGCAGATACATATACATATTTTAAAGGTGATGTAAATCTTATTGCTAAACAAGCCATTGAAGCTAGAAGATTGGGTATTACATTGAAAGATGTATTAGAAACAACTGAAAGTTTATTAGATTTTGAAACTGGTATTGAAAAGGAATTAGTTGCAGCAACTTTTGTTGGTGGACAATTTAATTTATCACAAGCCAGAGCTTTAGCATATGCCGGAAGACATGTTGATGCACAAAAAGAATTATTAAGACAAGTTGAGAGAAGTGGTAAGTTTGCTGACCAAGATATGTTTACCAAAAAGGCGTTAGCAGATGCTACTGGTAAAACGGTTGAGGAATTAACTAAGCAAATTCTTATGCAAGAAAAGCTTGGACATCTTAGCGAAGAGGAACAAAAAAGAGTTTCTAAAGCTATGGATGCTGGATTGGATATTACCAATATGAGTGAAGACCAATTAAATGCAAAAACAAAAGAATTAGCAAAACAAGAAGAAATAGCTGATAAGATAACTCAAATGGAAAATTCATTTAAGGGTATCGTCGCAGCTGTTGGTGAAGGATTGTTACCATTAATGGAGGCTTTAGCACCGATAGTAACTACTTTAGGAAATGTATTTGGTGGGATATTTGGGGCATTAAATTCAATACCAGGTCTATTCCCTGCACTTATTGGTGGATTGACAACAATGTATATTTTAAGTAAAAAAACAGCATTGTTAAAAATGAAAGAAGCAATTGCATCCATTTTTGCTGGTAATTCAAAATTAGGACCATTGGGATTGATAGCAGCGGGTGCTGGTATAGCTTCTTTGATGGCATATATGGGTAGTGCAAAAGTTAGCGATGCTGGGGATGTATTATCTCCTGCAAATGGTAGAACTCAAATATCAACAAAAGAAGGTGGTTTAGTACAAATATCTCCAAACGATGATTTGGTGGCTGCTCCAAATGCGATTTCAAAATTAAATGAAGCATCAAGAATGGCAAATATGTCAAATGTGGGAAATGGAATGCAAGGCGGAGGATTGAATGCAAATAGTGGTGTAAGTATCTTAATAAACGAAGTGAAGAAGTTAAGAGAAGATATGGGTTCGGGTAAAATTAAGGCAAGTGCATTCTTGGATGGCATAAAGATTACATCAGGTATATCGAAT